GAGCTGATCGCCGTTGCCCTTCTTGGTGTCCTCCTTCTCCTGGATCACGGAGGCGTCGGAGGTGCCGATCAGGGGATCGATGTCGATGGACTTGTTGGCCTCGACGGCGAGCTTCTTCGACCACAGCTTCACAGCCATCGGGTCGTTCTGGGCGAACGCGGTGTAAGTCATGGGGTGGCCTCTGCGGGCTGGGATTCCGTTGGGGAGGGTGCGTGCGGGCGTGTCGTCGCCGCGCGGACGGAAGCCGGGCCCCAGGTGACCGTGGGGACGGTGTGACGGGAGCCGATACGGGGCTCAGCCGGAGGCACTGACGCGGCGATGGGCGGATCGGGTGACGTCCGATCAGGCGAAGCGGCATGCGTCGTCGCGCCGGCCTGCGGATCGCGGGCAGCGTGACGAAGATGCCGAAACTGGCCTTGCAGGGCGGGTTCGAGCCGCCGACACCCCGGTGCTGACCAAGCACGGGATTGCAGCCGGTCCCGCTGGTCAGGCAGGTGGCCGCTATGTCGTCGCTCCCAGTGCTCGGGAAACGACCGCTCTTCTCTGAGCTACCGCAAGATGGTGGATGCCGCTGACGGGGCGATGCCCGCACGTCTCGCGACGCATAGTCCTTGGGGCTGTTTTGCCCGTCGGGTCAAGAGGGAGGGCCGGTGATCCGCCCCTCCCGGTGAGGCTTAAGCTCCCATCAGGGCTTCGAGTTTGCCTGGGTTCTTGGCCGCGAACTTCTCGAAGTCGGCCTCCGACATGGTGGCCAGCATCTCGAGCGTGATCTCGCCGGCCGGGCCGCCGCCGGCACCGGAGAGCGACTTCGCCGCGGCCTGACCGGCGGCGAGGCGGGCTTGGCGCTCCTGCGGGGTCTCGGCCACGGGGGCGGGCGGTGCGGCCGGCTCCGGCGCCTTGGGCACGAAGCCGCGCGCCTTGGCCAGCGCGAAGGCCTGCTCGGCGGGCGAGACGCCGCGCTGCACGGCGGCCCGCACGAAGGCGAGCTCGTCGGCGTTGGCCTGCTTGATCGCGTCCGCGTCCGAGAGGCCGTAGAGCTTCAGCTCGGCGACGCGGCCCGACACGAGGTGACGGTAGGCATCGACGAAGGCCGGTTCGGTCGCGGCGTAGCGCTCGATGTCCTGCCGGTAGGAGCCGACGATGGTGCGCTCCTCCTCGGCCGCGCGGGCCTCCTCGGCTTGCCGCTTCTGTGCCTCGGTGACCTGCTGCGTGCCGCTCACGGCCTCCGCCAGCTTCTTCTCCAGATGCTTCACGTAGCCGAAGATGTCCTCGTTCGGGTCCGGCACCGCCTCGGGCTCCGGGGCCGGCTGCGCGGCGCCGGGCTGAGCCTGCGGGGCCTTCTGCATCGCCTCGGACAGGAGGCGCAGGCGCTCGTCGCCGCGGGCGAACTTCTCGCGGTATTCGGCCAGCTCGCGCTCGACCGCCTTCCGGCGCTCGCGCTCCTGATGGAAGGCGCCATGACGGACGAACTTGCCCTTGTTCTCCTCGGCCGAGCCCTCCTCGACCTCGGGATCGACCACATCGCCGGGCGCGGCCGCAGCGCCGGGAGCCGCCGCAGCGGCCTCGGCCGCACCGGGAGCACCGTCGGCAGCCGGAGCGGCCTCGCCGCCGCCGACAGGCGCCGCAGGGGCATCCTCGCCGCGCTCGTAGGCGTCGAACATGGCCTGCTCTTCGGGCGTGAAGGCGTCGCCGCCCAGGCTCTCGGTCTGGTCGTTCATGGTGTCCTCGTGACGTGATGGAGACGAAGGCCGGACTGTCGCGCCGGCCGGGCGGAAGGGGTCAGGCGGATCAGAAGCGGCGCTTCTTGGTCCCGTAGGCGCTCACCAGCGGCTCGCCCTCATCGGGGAGCGCCGGGATCGCGACGGCGTAATCTTCCAGCGGCTCGGCGGGCTCGATGGGCGGCTCGACGACGGCCGGGGCAGGCTTCGGAGCCGGCGCACGCGGCACCGGGTTCAGCGGGGCAGGCGGGCCGAGGCGGGTCAGGAGATACGAGATCGCCCGAGAGAGCTTTTCCGGCTCAACGGGCAGCATTCCCTCGCACCAGGAGCCGAAGACGGCGAGAAGGTGCTCATGCTCGGACGTCGCCGGATCGCTGGCACCAGCCGCGAACTTGCCGATATGCTCAACCTCGGCTGCGCAATTCATCGGATGGAACACGACGTAGGACGCCGCGACCGCAGCGACCTCAACCTCTCGGCCCATGTAGGACCACCGCGTGCCCTCGCGGACCGCGCTCTCGGAAATCGCCATGCCGGTTGTTCCTCTGGGGTCAGGCCGCGAACATCGCGGCGGGCTCGGCGGGAGGCGCGGCCATCGCCGCTACCTTCGCGAAGCCGTCGATTTCATCCTGCTGGGCGAGACCACGCTCGCGCTCAGCCTTGGCGCTCTTCAGCGAGGCCCCGGCCATCATGTCCTCGATCTTGGCCAGCGCGGTCTGCACCGCGATCTGCTTCTGCTGCTCCGCCTGCGGATCGGTCGGCGCGTTGGCCAGCATCTCGCGGATCTTCGCCGTGAAGCTGTCGGGGAAGGGCGAGTAGGGCAGGATTTCGAGGAGCACCTGCGGGGTGATCATGTCCTTGATGATCGGGAGCACCTGTACGAAGGTCGCCCAGACCCGCTCCTGCTGGTTCGGCGAGGACGGTGCCTCGTCGATGATGACGTCGTACTTGCCCGCGGTGCGGTCGCGCAGGAGCGGCACGACCTTGGTGCCCTTGGCGCCCACGATCCGGATCAGGCGGCCATCCGAGAGGAAGTTCTGGATGTAGTAGAGCCGGACGCGGCCGATGTGCTTGCGCGCCCGGCGCAGCGCGTCGAACAGCCCGGCGAGGATCGTCATCGCCGCCTGCTTGCGCTGGTATTCCAGCACGCCGGCCTGCTGCACCTGACGCTGGCCGAGCAGCTCGAGGTTCACGCCCGACGAGTCGCGGATGGAGCCGATCGCGAACTCGATCAACTGCCAATGGCCCGCCGGCAGGACGGGGAGGGGCTTCTCCTTCATCTGGCCGCGGGTGAGGGCGCCGGGCGAAATCCACGTGATCGCGCCGGGCTTCGCGAAGGACCGCTCGAACTCCGCCTGATCCGGGACCGCGTCCGTCTCCATCAGCATGCCGCCCTTGGCCTGCCGGTTGAGCATGTCGAGGGTCTGGCTCAGCCACTTGTTGGCGAAGCGCTGCGGGTCGCGCATGGGCCGCACGATGCCGAACCAGCTATTCCGGTTCTGGTCGCGGTCGCCCGTCATGCAGGCATAGGAGAACTGGTCGCCCGCCGGCGCCGGGCCCTCCTCCAGGATCTCGGAGCCGATGAAGGCGCGGCGGTAGCGGCGCTTCACGCGGCTGACGACCTGCACCGGCATCGCGAGCACGTTGGCCCGGCGGGCGAGCACCTCGCCCTGCTCCGGCTCCATCTCGGTCTCTTCGCCCGTGGTCAGGTCGATGGCGACGGCGACCTTCGCCCGCTCCCACCACTGGCATTCGACGATGGTGACGCGGGACGTGCCCTCCTCTGCGGAGCCGGGGCGGTCGATGCGGCGCTCGCCGGCCTGGATCTCGCGGTGCGGCTCGTTGCCGTCGCGATCCTCCGCCCAGGCGGCGTCCAAGAGGCTCGCATCGACGTCAGGGAACAGACCTTCGGCCTCGGCGCGGTCCATGCTCTTGGCGCGCCACAGGCGGCGGGCGTCCGAGAGGTTGCGCTTCGTCGCAGAGGCGTCCCAGAACATCTCCAGCGGGTTCACCCGGTCTTCGACATAGGCGCCGTCGGGATCGATCTCATAGTCGAGACGCATCTCGACCCAGCCCATGCCGCAGATCGCGGTGTCGACGAACGCGTCCGATTCCTCGTCCTCGGCCTCCGCCTCGTTGGCGAGGTAGCGCGAACCCTCGGTCAGGACCTCGTTCAGCGCGCCGTCGCCGACCTCGCGGGGCAGGTACTGGATATCCTGGCGCGACGTGACCTCGGAGCCGGCCACGGCCTTGATGACCGGCAGGATGCGGTTGAACGTGATGGGGGGACGGCCCTGCTCGCGCAGGACGGCCTCGTCCTCGGGGCTCCACTGATGACCGGCGACGAAGTCGTAATCCTCGCGCGCCTCACGCCGCCACCGCGAGGAGGCCTCCCGGTCGGCCTTGAACCACGCCTTGAGCTTGCGCAGGAGGGCGGCGCGGTCGAGCCCGGCCTTCTCCTCCGCGCTCATGGGCTCGCGATCGGCGTCCGTGTCCGTCATGCCGCCCAACCCGATCCTGAAGAGGTGCTGCTGCGCTCGCGACGGCGGCGCGCGTAGATGTCTTGTGGCCCTTCTTCAGGGCTCGGCGCCGATGGCGCGCTGATGTGGTCGAGGAGCTGCCCGATCAGACCGAGCGCATCCACTTGGTCATCGTGGACACCAGCCGGGAAGCGCAGCATCTCGCTTTCGAGGTCGGACCGCCAAGGCGCATCCGCCGGCACATGCAGACCGAGCATCGACATACGCGCCCGGATCGACTGCGCCCGGACTGCCTTGTCACCCTTCGTCGGAAACTGCCTACGGTAGGCGTAGGCGCCGCGCTCCCGCATCCGGCGCTCAAGGAAGGGGCCCAGCGCCGCCTTGATCTGCCCCGTCTCCTCGGCCCACTCCGAGGGCTTCCACTTCAAGATCAGGTCGCAAAGCGACTCGATCCACTCTGCCGAATCCGTCTGGCCGCGCCACAGGTCGAGCAGGTACATCCGGTTGTCGCTGTCGATCCCGACGACGACGTGCACCGTGTAGTCACCACCCTTCGACGTGACAGCGTAATCCGAAGCCCCGTAGATCCGCAGCGACGTGCGCGGCGGGAGCGTCGTGACCGGTCGGAGCCAGTCACGCTGGAAATAATCGCCCGTGTCCGGCGTCGGCTCCTGCTGGTAGAGCGCCGACCAATCGCGGGTGCCGACCGCCTGCCGGATCTTCTCCAGCCGCTCGATCGGGTACTGCTCCGGCCAGAGCGCCTTTCCGTCCTTGCTGATGGCCGGGAGATAGAGGGTATCCCAGCCCTCGTGCGCGTGCTCCCGGAGCAGCCAGCCCGACAGATCATCCTCGTGCCAGCGCGTCTGGATGACCACGATGCGACCGCCCGGCATCAACCGGGTGTAGGCCGTCGAGGTGTACCAGTCGCGCATCTTGCGCCGGATGGTCTCGCTGTCCGCCTCCTGCCGGTTCTTCACCGGATCGTCGATCAGAAGCAGGTGGGCGCCGCGTCCGGTGAGCGGGCCGCCGACACCAACCGCGAAGTAGGCGCCCGACTGCGTGGTGCTAAGCGTGTCGCTCGGCCCCTCCACGTGGAAGCGCTTAACCGCTTGGCTGTCTGCCTTGAGCGTCACGCCCGGGAAAATCCCGCCGAAGCTGTCGTCCGCGATCTGGTTCTTGACCTTGCGGCCGAAGTCGTCGGCGAGATCCTGCGCGTAGGTCGCGGCCACCACGTAGTGGCCGGGGTTGCGCCCCAGATACCAAGCCGGGAAGAACTCGCTCGCGAGCATCGACTTCCCGTGCCTCGGCGGCATCGAGATCATGAGGCGGTCGATCTCGCCGCGTTCAACGGCCTCAAGCTTCCGGGCAATCGCTCGATGGTGCGCCGCGTCCCGATAGCCCGGCCACTGGTAGGCGGCGTAGGCAATCAGGCGCGCGTAGGCGAAATCCTCAGGCGTCGGCACGGAGCGCGGCGGCGACGGCGGCGTCGCGCTGTTCCTTGGTGCCGACATCCAGGCTGCCGCTCACGTTGTTGTCGAGGACGCGTCGGTTCGAGAAGGCGTCGCCGCATTCCTTGGCGACTTGCTCGAGCAGCGAGGCCACCAACACCGCGTTGCCGCGGCCTTCCGCCTTCTCGATCAGCCGGGCGAGCGTGCGCAGGCGGACGACCTTGTGCGTCACGCCGATCGACGCCGTGTCCGCGATGAAGGTCTCGCGGGTGGCCGCGAAAAGCTCCCGAAATTCCTGCGACAGCGCCGCGCCGGCCCGCTTGCCCGGGTCGTAGGCTTCAACGGACTGCCGGCTCACCTCGATGCCGAACTCGTCCTTGACCGAGCGCGCGACCTCAGAGGGGGTCTCGAACATCGCAAGCTGTTGAACGACGAAGCGTTTCACCTCGTCGGAGAGCATCTGCTGCGCCATGGCGGTCGTCAGGGTCCGGTCAATCCGCGCCCGCAGGTGCCGCAGGCGCCGACGATGTCAGCCTCGCAGATGATCGGAGCCCGCCCGGCCGCCTCGACGAGGGCACGCGTCCGACCCGCGCCGTTGCCGGCGCCGTACCGCTCCACGATGCCGACGAACTCCTCGACGTCGTGGCCGCGGATGCCGAATACCGGACGGCCCGTCGTCTTGCTGAAGCGCGGCGCGCCCCAGGCATCCTTCTTCTGGCCCGCGTGCAGCAGCTCGTGCTCGACCAGCGCGCAGAACGCGGCGTCGGAGCACTGGTCCGCGTACCCGGCATCGAAGGTGAGCAGGAAGTCCGGGATCTCGCCGAACCACCCGCCGATCTGTTGCGCCCACCGAGCCTTGGCCCAGCGGTTGCCGATGAAGGTCGCCTCCTCGCACATCCCGACGACGGCGTTGCCCTGCCGCTCGTTCGGGATCGCGCACCAGAGGACGCCGAGGCGGGCATCCCGCAGGTGCAGGTGCTCCTCGTTGAGGAGCGGGGCGTCCTCGTCGATGAAGGTGGCCCGCATCCAGGCCTCCAGATCGTGCGCCGGCTCCACCGGGTACGCGGTCAGCGCACCCTCTTGGCCGAGCAGCCGCTCCGGAGGCCGCGGGCGGGTCAGCATCAGCCCTTCCGCCGCTCGCAGACGATCTTGTGCCGCTCGCCCGGGGCGAGGCCGAGATGCGTCGCCAGGACCTCGCCGACCTTGAGGCAGTCGAAGGGTCCGGCGGGCTGCACGAGCATGTCGGTCGCGTTCTCGCGCGAGCAGTCGGGCGCCTCGATGCCGACCGGGCAGGCAAGGGCGACGGCGAGGAAGCCGTCGGCGGCGATCGACGGACGCGGGGCCGCGAGCAGCACGGCCAGCGGCACCACGCCGAACAGGATCCACAGCGGGTCGAGCCGCGGCGGGCGGGGATCGGCGGTGCGGGTCATGAGAAGAAGATCGCCGTACGGAGCGCTAAACGCGCAGCCTCGTCATCCCCCGACGACGAGGGGCGAGGCGGCGGGGCATCATGCGAGGGCATGCGCTCCACCTGCCCGACGTACAGGAGGTTCGCGAGGTAGGAGCGACGGGACCGGCCCGGCGCGTAAAACTCCCAAGCCAGCCCATCGCGATCGCGCCAGAAATAGTGCAGGCGCCCGGCCCGGTTCCGCATCGCGCGGGTCCGGACGTGGCCGCGTAGGAGCGCCACGGCGAGGCAGTTGGCCGGGAAGCGCATCAGTGCACCTTGTCCATGGACGTCGGCAGGGTCGGCGTCAGGAAGATCTCGGTCCCGTCCGGCAGGACATGCACCGCGAGATCGCGCTCGGCGCGAACGGCGACACACCGACGACGAGGCAGCGCAGCCACGGCCACGCCGGCCAGGACGAGAAGGGCGACGACGCGCGGCATCAGCGTCCGCACCCGTTGCTGAGCACGCGACCGGCGCGGATCACGCGCGGCGCATCGGCGGCGGGCTGGGTCGGCGCGGGCGCGAGGAGCCGGCGCAGCAGGGCGATGTACTTCACAGCCGGATCCTCGTGAGAACGGCCCGGCGCACCTCGGCCGCATCGGCATCGACGTCGTCGGCAGGGGTGGTGACGAGCACGGGCGTCGCCGTCGGCAGCCCGCAGTCCTTCATCAGGGCACGGACCCGATCGACTTCGCGGCGGATGGCACCGGGATCGCGGCGATGCGCGCCATAGGCCGAGGCCGCCGGGTCGAGACGGCCGAGGCAGACCGCCTCGTCGTAGGGTGACGGGAGACGGTCGTTCATCCGACGATGGCCTCGTGTGAGCCGGGCTGGAGCACGTGCGTCTCGGCCCCGTTCCAGCGGAACAGGTACTCGACGGCGCCGCGGTATTTCGGGTTGTCGAGCAGGTACGAGACCGAGGAGACCTGCCACGCGCCGCCGGAGGGCGACGGGATGCGGTCCGCGTTCAGCCCGTCTGCGATGGCCTGGAGCGTCCGGCGCTGCCGGCGCTCGCGGTAGATGCGCCGGACGACCTTCGCTTGGTCCTCGACCACGCGGAGCCCGCCCTGCAGATCCTTCTCGTAGCCGTAGGGCGCTTTGCCCCCGGCGAAACCGCCCTTGCCGGCCTTGGCCAACCGACCGCCGGCCGTCCGGTCCCGGATCACGAAGCGCTCGTTCTCCGCCATGCCGGCGAAGATCGCGAAGAAGGTCCGGCCCATCGGGTTGGACGTGTCGATCACCGATTCCGTGACCGACCGGAAGGCGACCTCGTGTTGCTCGGCCAGATCCGAGACCGTCGTCATCGCGTGGCGGATGTCTCGGGAGAGCCGGTCAATCTTGGCGACGAGGAGCACGTCGAGCGCGCCGGCCTCCGCCAGGGCGACTACCTGACCGAACGCGGGGCGCTCGGCCGGCTTCGTCGCGCCGGAGACGCCCGCATCGGTCAGGACCTCGACGAGCTCGTAACCCTGGCTTTCGGCGAAGGCGCGGACCGCCTTTTCCTGCGTATCGAGCCCATGGCCGGTGGCCGCCTGCTCTTCCGTCGAAACCCGGAGGTATCCGACGGCCCGCGGCGCCCGTGCCGCCTTCGTCTCCTGTAGGACTTTCGTCCGGGCTCGCAGGCGGCCCAAGCGCTTTGAGCCTGTGACCACTTGCAAGCCTATGATTTTGCTGCGCTTTTCGGCTTACTCTGAGGCGATTTTAGAGTGATTTTCAAGAAGTCAGGAGACCTTGGAAATCGCTATCTTGGAAGCTTCCTTGGATGGCGCGGCGACCATCCAAGAGAACGGGTGTCGCCGTTGGATCAGCCCGCCTTCCGGGCCCGCGGCATCCGAAGCTGCACGTCGAACGACCGCCCGCCGAAGGTGCGCCGGCCGGTGCCGAGGCTCAGCATTTCGGGCAAGCCGATCTCACGCCGGAGCTTCCGCACCAGCGAGCGGACCCGCTTGCAGTGCGCGTCCTTCGCCTCGAGGTAATCGGCTTGGTCGGTGAAGCGCCGACGGCAGAAGGCCTCGGCCTCCTGCTCGATCGCCGTTGCGGTGGCGTGCGCGCTCATCGGGGGCCGATCATGGCACAAGGGTCCGCCCGCGTCTGCCGTGGCAACGCTTTGGCCGGTGGGCGGTTCGCGATGTGATGGAGGGGAGCGGACAGCAAAACGCCCGGCGGCGGTGAGGCCCCGGGCGCGCGTCTCTCGACGGATAGTTGAATGGCGGGTTTCGCCCCCGGGGTCAAGCGGGCTCCCGTGTCGCCCGGATGTGCTGCCCCTCGGCGCCCGACGCGGTGTGCAGGTGGTCCGCGACCTCGTTCAGCAGCCAGCGAAACCGCTCGCCGATCCGAGCCGCCCCACGCTCGCCGCCGCCGACCGTGCAGGCCGCATAGGTGCCGAAGGTGTGCCCTTCCACGAGGATGGCGCGGAGGAGACGGAGGCCGACCATGCCGACGACGCTGCCGATCTTGGCGTTCAAATCAGCGATCGCCCGGGCCCGGAACGTCTCGCGGAGCATCCCCATCTCGCGCGCCGGGAGCGGGCCGTCATCACCGCCGGCGGAGATCACGACGCCGAGGCGGGCGAAGGTGTCCATGCGCCGATCACCGTCATGCCGTCCGGTCCACGCATCCTGAAGCATGCGCCCGATCGCGAACTCGACGTCCGAGATCCGCTGCGGGCGGGCCGAGTGCTCCATGGTCAGCACGTCGAGCTGCCGGTTGACCTGCACCTCGATGAACTTGCCGAGCGTGGTCGGGTCGGTGACGAGGCGGCGCCCGATCTTAATCGCAGCATCGCGCTCGGTGTGGGGGTTCTTGTGCAGCAGGCGCGCCCGACGTCGCTCGGTGACGGTCGGCGGCTTGCGGCGGGAGCGATCGTCGGCGGCCCTGCGCTGAATGCGGTCGATCACCGCCACGCAGGCGGAGCGGTCGGCAGCATCGGCCGCCTCGGCGGCTTGCGCGAGCTTCGCGCCGAGGGCGGCGCGTTCGGCCTTCGCCGCGGCACGCTCTTCGGCCTTGGCCTTGATCAATGCGCGGCGATCGGTCGAGGCCGGCCGGCTCTTGGTGTCGGTGGGGACAGTGGTAGACGAAGCGGCGACGGACACGAGCCTGACCTCGGGTAGAGCGCGACCGTTCTGGGCGCTCGGCAAGATCATGGGTCGATTGTCCGCTTCCTCACAGTCAAGAGGAATAATTGCGGCGCGTCACTGCTTCAGGTGGTGTTCTTGGCCGCGGCGATACGCTCGCAGGCCTTGATGCGGCGGCGGTCGAAGGTGGCGCGCGACCATCGGGTGCGCCGGCAGAACTCGGCGATCGATCCGCCGACCTCGCCGTGCGTGGCCATCGAGCGGGCCCAGACGAGCACGGCCTGCCGGTCGTCGCTCTTGTCGCCGAGCACGGTGCCGGAGAACGCGACGATATCGAAGGTCGCATCCGGCACGTCGCTGGCCGCGGCCTGGAGGGTGTTGCCGCGCGGGGCGAAGATCGGGGTGAACGGCATGGCCCGGAAGGCAGCCTTGAGCCACAGCTCGACATCCGCGCGGGTCCATGGGTCGGCGGGGCGCAGGGGCGGTGCTGGTCCTTCCGGGGGCGCGAGCATCAGGGTCCGGGGGCGTCCCTCAACGCGGCGCCGTGTCACGCACGCCCAGAACACGCCCCGCCCGCGCCGATACCGCTGCACCGCCCGACCGGCGGCCTCGCAGGCCTCCATGGTCGGATGCACGGTGCTGGCGATCGACGGGTCCGCGCGGGGCGGCGAGCCGCTCAGGAACAGGATCAGGACGACGGACACGGGCGGGCTCAGTCCTGCTGGGCGACGCGATCGCCCGGCGCGCGGCCGAGCCGGTGATCGAACGAGCCGGCACGGGTCTCGCCGGTCTCGCTCGCGACCAGCCCCGTCCCGCCGCATTCCCGGCAGATGTCCATGTTCGTCTCGGCGTGCCGGTCCTCGTGGGTGTCCGCGCCGGTGCCCGAGCAGCGGGCGCAGGGGAGGCGGAAGTTCGGCATGGGGCCTCTCACTCGGCCGCGACGGCGCGGGGCAGCAACTCGTCCGAGAACGGCCACAGCGCCCGTTCGAGCTTCGGCCCTGTCTCGGCCGCCACGACCATGCGCCAACCCGCGCAGAGCCGCGTCGGCTTCCCGTCTGGCCCTTTGTCGTGATGGCAGCCGAAGGGGTGCTCCTCGACGAGGCACTTCAGGGCATCGAGCCCGGTCGCCGGGGCCTTCGTGTTCGGGAACGTGCCAGCGGTGAAGGCGCAGGAAGCACACCGAGCGGGCGGTTCGATCCCCATGGCGCGGATCTTCGTCTCGGCCTCGTCGGCGTAGCGAGCGAGCGCCGCCGGCAGCGCCTCGATCGCCTCGCCGACTTCCTCGCGGGTGCAGGGCCGTCCCAGCTTCTCGATCGCATCCATGGGTGCTCTCCTCACTTCCCGAACAGCCAGATCGGCACGCAATCCGGCGAGATGGTTGCCGGCCGGCGGTCGACGACGACCGACCCGCCGATGCGGTCGAGGTGGATCTCGCGCTCGCACAGGGCGATGCAGCGGCGCGGATAGACGGTGACCATCGTCCCGCTGCAGTCGGCGCGAGAGGCGCCCGCGAGGCGGTGGACGCCGAACAGCGCTTCCGTGCTCCAGCCGAGATCCGCGGCGGCCTCGCCCCAATCGTCGACGAAGGCGAGCATCGCCTTCCGCACCGAACGCCAGACGCCGGAGCGGCCCTGCGGTCCCGGCTCGATCCAGATCATGCCGGGGCAGGGGATGCGGTCGTCCGGCAGGCTCAGCACGCCGGCCCGCCAGGAGGCGACGAGGCGGGCGGAATCGGTCAGGGCGAGGGCGGCGGTCACGCGGCGGCCTCGTCCGAGAACGTGGCTGCGATGTCCGGGAAGGCGGCCCGCAGCCTCCCGCCGGAAGCGATGCGCTCACGCACCATCGTCTCGAACTGCTCGGCAGCCACGAACACCGCCTTGGGAGGCTTCCCGTTGCAGGGGCCTTTCAACTGGATGATCCGGAACGGCACCGGGGTGTCGTCGGACCACTGCCGCGGCGAGCCGAGTTCGAGCGTCGCGATCCGCCGGCCGCCCTGCTGCACGGAATAGATCCGGGCTCGGCCCTGAACGACGGCGGGACTGTAGGCGCCGACGCAATGGCGCATCGCGGCGCCCTCCGCCCACAGATCCTCGCACGACCGCAGCGGCACGAAGTCGAACCCGTCGATGAGGAGCGGCGAGTTCGGGTACGGCGAGTAGTCGACCGGATCGGAAAAGCCGATGCCGAGCTTGTGGGCAGCCGTCTGCTCCGCCCGGGCCCGCCCGAGCGCGCGGTGCCAGCGGTCCGCGGCGGCTTCTGCCTGCGCCAGCGTCCACTTCTCGTCGAACGACGGGCCGATCAGGGTGCTCGACTGCCCAGGCGCGATCACCATGTCGGCCACCGTGGTGACGGCGTCTTCGTGCCCGCGGGCCACCGCCCGGAACGCGACGGCAGCCCAATCGAAGCGCAGCCACGGATTCCCGCAGCGTCGCTCGCAATGCTCCGTCCAGCGCACGAGGGCGCGCAGCCAGACATCCTGCTGGGTGCGGCTCTCCGGGATGATCTGAGCCAGCGTCGAGGGCGGCAGCCGGCCGAGATGGTAGATCACCGACCACCGCACCGGGTGCAGCACGCTCGGCTTCAGGGCGCGAAGCTGGTAGCCGCAGCCGTAGAAGCCCATCACCTCGCGCAGCTTGGCGCCGCGGTCGCAAAGGAAGCGCATCGGCGGCCCGGCATAGGCACGGGCGCGGTGGGCCGCGGTGCGCCCGAGCTTCCCGGCGTTGGCCGAGAGCACGATCACGGGCGCCTGCCGGATGTAGTCGAGCGCCCGCTCATGGCTGCCCGCGAGCGCCGCGGCAGCCGGGTGGAGCGCTTGATTGCCGAACATGGCTTTCGCCTCGCGTTCGGCCTCGCCACGGGTCCAGGCGGTCGGAGTGCTGCTCATGCCACCCGCTCCTTCTGCGCCGACGCCCTGGCATCGAGCCGCGCGGCGAGCTGCGCGAGCGAGCCGACGGCGACCTCCCGGAACTTGGCGCCGTGCTCGTGCAGCACGTCCTCACGGGCGGCGGCGACGGCTTCCGGCGACGGGCGAGGGCGGGCCGGTTCGGCGTCGCCTCCCCGGTTCAGCCAGGACGCAGCCGCCGCCGCGACCTTCTCCCGGTCCTCGTCGGTGGGCGGGTCGTAGACCTCCGCCTCGAGGATCTGCCGGATGTGGACGAGGAGCGCCCGCTTCGGGATCAGACCCTCGCGGACCTCGGCGGCGAATTCGGCTGGCGACGGGCGCCAGCGTCGCGACCACGGCAGCAGGGTCGTGCCGCTCCGAAAGCGCTCGGCCGCCCCGTGGATGCCGGCGAGCGGGAGATCCTTCAGCGCCGCGATGTACTCCGAGACGAGAACCTCCTCCTCGTCCGCACCGCGCCCGCGCCCCTGCTCGAATCCGAGTAGAACCCGGCTGACCATCGCATCAACGTGGTCGCGCTGCTTGCTGGGGGCGAGTTCAGCCGTCACCCGCGCGGCGACTTCGGAGAGCGCGTGACGCTCCGCTGTCGTGGCCGCCATAGCCCGCGGCACGCAGAAGCGGGTCGGCTGGCCGTCCACCGGAGCCAGCCTGCCATGCAAGGCCGAGATCTTCGCCTCGGCTTGGCTCAGCGTCGGGAGAGTTCGCATCGACGGCAGGCGGCTCGACATCGTAGGGCCCTTCCAGGGAGCGCTCGTAGAGGCGGACGACACGGCCAGCGAGGCCGGTGGGGGCGGGGGAATTGCTCCGGTGTGGGGCGGGGAGCTGGCGACGGTCGGGTCGGTAGTGGTCGCACCACTTCGCCCAGGATTCGCGCCAGTCGAACGAGCAGAAGTTGCGCTCGCGGTTCCAAGCCCGGAACCGTTCCCCCTCACTGGCGATCACCGCCGCGGGCATGCCCTTGGCGAGCGCAATCGCCTCATCCTCGGCATCCGGGGTCCAGCGTTTCGAGAGCGGGGTCGCACGGGCGGGAGGGGGAGACTCTTCTTCTAATTCTTCTTCTCTATCTCCCAACGGACGTTCAACGTCCGTTGGCTCGCCTTGTTGATTTTGCTGAGGTTTTTCGGACGATTTAGCCGCGGCTAATTTCGCACGCGTTTTTCTTTTCTGCCGCTCCGTGCCGCTGATCCGGCCGGCGGCGGCAGCATCGAGGCTGCGCGCGCGCTGCCATTCCAGCTCCTCGTGCGTCGAGGTGCTGTCGATACGGTTGTCCCCCATGAGGGTGATCTTTCCGGCCTCGGCGAGACTCTCAATCGCGGCGCCGGCCCGCCGCTCCGTGATGCCCGTACGGCGGGCGAGGGTGCGGGCTGTGTCCGCGATCGGACCGCCGGACTCGTAGATCCGGAGGAGGACGGTCACGTAGATCAGACCCTCGTCCGGCTGGAGGCCGGACAGGGCGCCGAGGAGCCGGCTTGGCCCGCAGCGGAACCAGGGGAGGCGATCGGTGCTCATGACAGGAGACCCGCATCCCAGCAGGTTTCCGCCCAGCGATGGACCTCCACGGCGCAGCCGAGAGGGTCCCGGTAGAGTTCCGACCCGGTGAACCGGAAGACGCGGAAGCCCGCCTCCTGCAGACGCCGATCACGCGACCGGTCACGGGCGGCCTGCTCCTTGGTCCGCTCGTGGAAATCGTGCCCGTCGCACTCCACGACAGCGTAGTGCTTGACGCCGCTGAAGTCGGACACGCCGAGCAGGAAGTCGACGGGCCAGTCCAGCACCCTGACCTGCATCTCAGCCGAGATCGTGAGATACTCGAAGTCGGTGTCCTGCCACTTCTCGCGGTCGAGGAACGGCATGAGGTGCTCGCCGCGCGGGTGCACCGCATGGAAGCGCACGGCAGCCGTTAGCGAGGAGTAGAACAGCGCCTCGATGGGGCTCGGGAAACGGGAGAGGCGATGATCGTGCAAAGCCCTCATCTGGGCGGCGAGCCGATCCTGCGCCTGATCAATCAATCGGTCGATTCCGCCTTTGCTCATCGACATCACTCCGCTGCCATCGGGAGAGGGGCCGGCGCGCTCGGCGTCGGATCGAACTTGGTCGCTTGGTTGCCGAAGGTGTCCCAGCCCGGCCGCGAGGCGCGGGCGAACACCTCGAGGTACGGGCCGGGGATCCGGGCCTCGATCTCCTCGTGCAGGTTCGGCGGCTTGCGGGAGTGCTCCCGGCGCGGCGTCATCCAGACGCCCGAGAACGGGGTGCCCTTGATGCTGTGCGGGCGCCCAGCCTTCAGGATCACCACGTACTCGGCGTTCCCCATCACCTCGAAGCCGGTGCCGCGGGCGACCGACGAGGCGTAGACGAACAGGCCCGGCTCGGACGGCCAGAGCTTGATCCAGGGGATGGCCGACGAGTAGCGGAGCCGCCACGCGCGAGCGATCTCGGGGATGCGGTGGAGGAGGGGCGCCGTGATCCAGAGGAACACGCGCCCGCCCTCGGGCCGGAGCAGATCCCGCATCGGCAAGGCCTTCACCTCGGCGAGCGTCATCCGGTCGTAGTGCTGCGGGCGGCTCTTGGTGCCGCCGGAGAAGCGCCACGGCGGATCGATGACGACCGCCTCGTAATGGCGCTGCGGAAGGCCGACGAACGGGCTCATGCTGCGAGCCTCCCGGCCTGCGGGCGGACGATGCGCCACTGCTCCAGCACCGCGATCGGCTCATCCCGGCCGCGCGTCAGCACGCATGGAATGCCGAGGCGCTCGCATCGCTCCCGGAACGTGACCTGCGCGTCGCTCTCGACGCCGCGCACGGTCTTCAGTTCGATGAAGCCGACGCGGACGAGGCCGCCCAGCACCAAGAGGTCGGACAGTCCGGCGGTGAGGCCGGCTTGCCCGAGGGCGCCCGCGTTCGGGATCGCGGCGACGAGCGTGTCCGGCAGGCCGAGCGTCTTCCAATGCTCGATGACGGCGGACTGGATCGCGGATTCGCGGAGGACGGGGCGCCGTGTCATGCCGCCACCTCATCCGCTGCGGACGCCTGCCGGCCGAACAGAATGCGGTGCCCGGCCGGCAGGTAGGCGCGGAACTTGGCGACAGCCTCGTCGAGGTTCGGATGGCCGTTGAAAGCGCCGTCCCACACGTCCCGCTGATGGAAGCGCAGCAACAACCCGCGCGGACCGTTGGGGCGAATATCGAGGCGGATTCGCGCCTCGTGGCAGAGGAACACGAGGCAGGTCAGGCCGGGGCCGTCGAAGGTCGAGAAGATCGCCCAGCCCTTCACCGGCACAGCGATCCCGTGACCGTCGCCGCGCCACTGAACGGCGTCCCAGCAGATCGGGGCGTTGTGGATGCCGCCGAGCGACATGCCGAGGATGTCGAACACCTTCGACTGAAACTCGGTCAGCTTCTCAGGTGCGGCCGCCCACCCGCGAGTGTTGTCGCGGCGAGGCTTGCGGGCAGGGCGGGCATGCGGGATCTGCCGCTCCACCCAGCCCGCGTGATCGTGGCGCGCGTAGCTCATGGCTCAGCCCCGCGCCGCGATCGCGTCTTCGATATCGACCTGCGCGCCGTCCGCGCGCATCTGCTTTGCAGCCTCGCGCATGACGGTGCTCGCGCTGGCGCCGATGGTGACGGTGACGCCTTCCATGCCCGCGAAGGCTCGCGTCACCTTCTCCCCGACTTGCTGACGCAGACTGCGCTCGCTGCCGCCGCGGTTCCGGCCGGTCTCCCGCTCGATCGCAGCCTGCCCGAGCGGCGTATCTGCCAGCATGCCGAGCGCCTGCATGTAGAGTTCGAGGATCGCCTCCTCTTCCATGCGCTCGTCGTAATCGCGCTTGCGCATGGCGATGATCTTGCGAATGATCTTCGTGTCGAAGCCGTTCGCCTTGGCCTCCGCGTAGACATCCTTGATGTCGCCCGCGATGCCGGCCTTCTCATCTTCGAGCCGTTCAATACGCTCGATGATGGATTTCAGTTGATCCGCAGCGACCGAAGACGGATCGACTTGCGGCGCAGGCGCATTTCTGGCACTCATTTGTCTCACCTTGATCTCGGACATTGCAGCCGCCCGGCACCCGCTCCCCAGCAGGCCGGGCGGTTCGCGTTTCAGGGGTGGTAGCGACCGCCCGGCAGGCGGCTGCCGTCGAGCGGGCGCACCTCGCTGCCGTTGAAGAGCGACCGCCGCGGCACGCGGGGCTCGTCGACCACCGGCAGATCCGCGGCGGGCAGCGGCGTCGAGGGGCCCGCCCGCAGCCGCTCATCCGCCTGTGCGAGCGCGATCAGCACGTATCGCCGGCCCTGCACGAGGCTCTTCGCCGTCGGCGAAGCGTCGTCCCGCAGAAGGCCATTTCGGCGCACGATCTCGTCGCGCACCGTGTTGAGCACGTCCGCAAGGCCGGCATCGGACAGGTCGGCGAGGGCGCTCATCGTCAGGCGACCCGGCCGAGATCGTCGTGGGCGCGGTCGGCCGCCGGCATCTCGCGTAGGACGACGCACCAGTCCTCGGCGAGCATGTCGGACTGCGAGGCCAGCCACGGGACGAACGCACCCTGCGCGGTCCACATGTCGATGTGCGGCAGGTAGTCGAAGCGCGTTCCTACCGGCACACCGGCCTTCGCCAGCGGGCGCCCCTCATCGACGGTGAGGCCCTGGGAGCCCGGCACGAGCAGCAGGAACATGCCCTTGCCGTTCCAGCCGTCCCGGGCGACAGCGTCGCCGTCCTTCATCTGCTCCAGGGCTTGCCCGAAGGTGAGGCCGCGTCCGCCGCCCTCGTAGGACTTGCGATGCTGGGCGGGGATCAACGGCGCATAGCCCGCATCGAACACCGCGCGCGGCGAGTGCGAGAGGTAGCCGTGCGGCTCCTCTGCCGTCGGCGCGTACCGCACCAGCATGTCGCCCTCGCTCACGGCGCCGGGGCGGCGCAGGAAGCCGGCGGGCACCGGGACGACGATGTAGCCGTCCTCCGGATGGTTCACGCCGACCTTGCCCGAGCCGTCGGCCTCGAACTCGGCCGCCGCGATCGGATAGGCCTCCACCTGCTTGTGGCTGACGTGGGTCGGGTTGAAGGGGGACATGCTCGGCTCCTCTGGGGAAGCCGGGCGGCATCAGCGCCGCCCGGGAAGGGTGGCGTCAGCCGTGAGCCGACTCGATCATCTCGAAGGCGCGGGCGATGCGGTTCAGCGGGCTGTCGAAAGCCGTGATGCGGGGGTGCAGCCCATCGACGGCCGCGTTCAGCGCCTCGACGGTCGACATCGGCCCGCGCTCGCTCGATCCCACACGAGCGTCCTTGCCCGGCCCCTCGGTCGGGTAGGAGCCGCACAGGCGCGTCGCCAACTGCTCGGCGTACTCCGCCATGGCGTTCAGCCGCGCGCCCGTCTCGTCGAGACGTTCGTCGACACGGTGCGTGTTGGTGATCGCCCCATGGAGGGTTGGGCGAGACCGCTCGGCAACCCGTCCGGCCGGTGCTCCGCCCACAGCCTCGCCCATTCTGCTGGCGATGTTGGTCGCGCCTGATGCTCCAGCGGTTGCGTACTGTTCCATCGTTCTCTCCTCTCGCTCAGCGGCTACGGCCGCGGCTCCATCGCCCCGAACAGGGGCAGCTCGATCAGAGCGCCGGCCGTCTTCTTGCGGAGACGAGGCGCAGCAGACGGCGCCAGGGCAGGTGACGGTGCGGACGTGACTCGCTCACGGAGCGCAGGCCCTTCCGCAGCCGACGGCGCTCCGCCCACGCGCGCAGACGCCGGGCGATCTCCTCGAAGAGCCGCATCGAGTTCCCTCCGGAGCTTTTGGTTTTCGGCCTCGATGGCGTCGGTGCCGTCGGCGATGTGCTTGCAGAGCCGCTCGTAGACGGCGCGGATGTTGAGCGCGTCGTGCAGTCCGACCGTCACGTCCGGGGCGCGTCCGAGCACCTTCCGGATCCAGGTCGGCGAGCGCCCCAGCTTCGAGCCGAGGGACTCGTAGGCGCGCATCCGCGAGCCGAGCGTCCGCTCTTTCGCGGCGATGATCGAAGCGAGATCCGGACGGATCTGCTCCAGTGCTTGGTCGGCCGTCATCATTGCGCGGCCACTCCCCGACTTTGACCGCATTCGGTCAGCCCTCCGTGCGAGAAACCTCTCGTCAGGGATGGATTGGATTGATGCGGGAGGAAGATCAGGAACGCATACGCAAGTGCACACCCGCCCTGTGCTTGGCGGCGAAGGCGGCTGTGCTGGTAGAAGAGACGCCCCGAGGAAAGGACCGCCCTCGCGGGAACGGGAGCGGCCAAGTCCTTGGGAGGAACGCCCACGAGGGGCGTGTCGGTCGCGGGGCGACGGACCACGAGCGCGCCGCGGGAACGGCGCGAATGGGGACGCCCGGCGCTGTCGTCCAAAACAGTGACCTTGAGGGGGGTCGGCCGGGCGATCACGCGGGGCATTCCGCGCGATGGGGGAAGGGGGAGGGCGGTGCTCATGCGAACACCTTCGAGGCGACCCAACACAGGGCAGCTGCGGCCGCATCGACCACGCCGACGGCGAGCCAGAACGGCGAGCCGATGGCCGCGGCGCGGGTGAACCCGGCCAAGGCGGTGACGGCGAAGGTCGTTGCGGCGAGCGCGGCCATGTCAGGCTGCCTTCCCGGCTTCAGTCGGGGGCACCTCGACGGGAGCAGGTTCCTCAGGCTGACGCAGATCCCACCACGCCGCGGCGGCGCCGTGCTTCTCGACCCACATCTGCTCGCGCTGAAGCCACGACTTTTCAGCCTGGTCCTTCTCAATCCGCGCGTTGTGTTCGCGGATACGCTGCGAGGCCTCTTCCGTCGCGGCGCGAGCTTCGAACATCATGTCGAGCGTGATGTCGTGGCGCCCAGCGTCGATCAGCAGGAGCGACGTCGCGGACCAGTAGCGCTGCCTGATCAGGCCGGGGACGACCTCCCAATGTGGCTGGCGCAGCCTGCGACCCAGAGCTTCGGCACCGCCGATGATCGCAAGGATTTCGTCGTGCAGGCGCCGCTCTCTGCCATAGGCGTTGTCAGGATAGTTGCGGGTGCAGTTGCGCCGGATCGTCGGCAGCGGGAGATCCGTGAGGCCGAGATCGCCTTCCATTTCGGTCGTGTAGGAAAACCACTCGCCGCTCATCCGCCGCGTGGCGAACCGCTGATGGAGCGCAGCCTCCTCCGCACGGTCCCCCTCAAGCAGCCGGACCAGGCGCAACGTGATCGGCTGATTGGTCTGAAGCTGACGCAGCCGCTTAACTGCATCGTTGGCAACGCCGATCTTCACCGGCCCCGTAATGCCTTGGCGGATCAGGTAGACCGGCATCAGACCGCCTCCGCCAAAGGCGGATTGACCGCGGATTTCGCAGGCCGAACCACGTCCGCAGGCCACGAGGCGTCATGATCGGGCGGCCAGTTGTCCGAGAACCACTGGAGGGTGCGAGCAAGGCGCTTCACGCCGATGTCGCACTCGCCGGACCGAAGCTCGGCGAGTCGAGAGCTGTCCTGAAGCGCTCGCTTCGAGACCGTGGTCTGAGGCACGCCGCAGGCCGCGCCGTAGGCGTCGGCGATCGCCAGAAGTGAGGAGATGCCTGTCATGGGCTTAGAGGTAGGGTATTCATACCCCATCGGTCAAGGGGAGACATACCCCTCTGCACCGGCCATCGCGGGGGTAATAGTACCCCGCATGGAACGCCCCTTCGTCCACCGCATCAGAGAAAGGCTCGACGCGACCGGAAAATCGGTTCGCAAGGCGGCGCTTGATGCTGGGTTGAGCGAGACCGCGCTCAAGGACCTCCTCGCCAACGAAAAGCAGTGGCCGAAGCTCGACACGCTCCAGAAGCTCGCCGCTTCCCTAGAGACCGATCCGGCCTGGCTCGCGTTCGGTGGCGACGAGGACATTGAAGCGGCCAAGGCCGCGACCGCAGCGATGCCGCCCGCCTCTCTGCCCGTCGTCGGCGAAGTGGCGGCTGGACGGTGGCTTGAGGCCGACGATCACGTCGACATTCCGCCTTACGATCCGGTGCCCGTGCAGCCGGACACGCGCTGGCGTGTCGAGGATCAGTATGGCTTGATGGTTCGCGGCACATCCCTCAACAGGGTGGCGCTCGATGGAGATATTCTCGCCTGCGTGGACGCGATCGCGGCTCGCTACCGCCCGCGGGAAGATGACCTGATCATCGTGGAGATGCGGCGGAACGCAGGGCTACTGCGTCAAATGACAGCGAAGCGCTACATGCGACTGAGCACACACGTCGAGCTATGGCCCGACTCGGATGATCCACGCTGGCAGACGCCGATCATCATCCCGCACCCCGAAGACGGACTGTCCTCGACCTTGGAAGACGAGGACGGTCGGATTGAAGTGCGGATCAAGGCGATGGTGACCTGGATACATCGCCCGATGCAGCGGCGTGGCCGCTGATCTCGCCGTCAGAACGGCAGCTGGTCCGTTATTCCGGGCGGCACAGCACCGAATACCGCAAAGGTGATCGCCTCACCTTCATCGAACTCGCCACCTCCGCGTCGTAGGAAAGCCGCCGAGCCGGCCGCATAACCTTGGCTTACGCGAGCCTCAGCGTATCGCCGCGCCTCGTCGGCGTCCTTGCATTGTGTAAAACGCCCTTGAGCCAACTTTCCCTTTCGGTCTCGCACGAAAGTCTGCACGCCGTAGAGATCGCTCGCCATGAGTCGGTGGGCTCCTATTGGGGTAATCCATCCGAGCGCGCTCATTAGAACAAAGCAAGTACGAAAATCTGCCTCCTGTGGACGAGTGTGGAAGGATCGATGCCCTGATGCGGGGTAAATATCCTCCAATTGGCTTGACGGGGTAAGAATACCCGATCTATGATCCTCCATCGCCGCTCACCGAGCCGATGGAGCCGCCAAGTGCCCGCCCCCTACACCCACATCGTCCAGGACCTCGCCGGCCAGTTCTTCCAGGTCCGTGACGCGGGCTCGGCCGAACTCAGCCACGTCTTCCACGGCATGGCCGTGAAGCGCGCCGGCGGCGGGTTTGCCCCGAAAAAGGGCGCCCGCGAGATCCTCGTCCGCAAGCTCGGCTGCCGCGTCGTGGCCGACCTCGTTGCGAAGGCGGCCTGACCATGGCGCGCACTCGCTTCTTCAAGACGGGGCTCACCCTGTCGATCCACGATGGCGACGAGCGCGAGCTGTCCCTGATCGTCGGATACGAATTCACCGCCGCCTTCAGGGGCTCGCGAGACGAGCCGGCTCAAAGCGCCGATGCGGAGATCGTCTCCGTCCGGCTCTATCATCCATTTGGCGGCTCAGAGATCCCGGTGCCGATTTGGCTTCGGTCCTTTGTCGAGACGGATCGGGATCTCATTGAGAGCTTGGTCGCCGCGGCGGTCGAACAGGAGCGCAGCGACAAGGCAGAGGCAGAGGAGCGTCGGGCGGAAGAGCTCGCCGAACTCCTCCGTGAGGAGGCCTGACCATGGCCGCCTTCCTCGCCAACCTCGCGCCGTTCGCCTGCATCCTGATCGTCGGCGCCCTGTTCGCCGTCGGTCATCACCGGTGGGGGCGCGCGTGAACGCCCCGCTCCGCTCCGACGCGGTGAGCCTGCCGCTCGCCCCCGTGGTCGCGACCTTCCGCGTCCGTCAGCGCACCGCCGGCACGTGGGACGTCGTCCGCGAGATCTCCGGCCCCGACGTGCTCAGCGTCGAGGAATCGCCCCTCCGCATCGGCGATCTGCATCGCGATCCGGCCGACGCGAACGCTGCGGCCGCCGCTGCTGCGGAGGCGTGGAAGCTGACCGGACGCGAGGCCCTGGTGCGCCCGATCTCGACCGCCACCACCGGCCGGCGCCCTGGCCAAGCCTACGGCCTGTTCCCGTTGCGGCGCGAGCCCGACGCCGAGCACCGGCTCGGCTCCCAGGACCTCGGCATCATCGCGAGGGCATCATGAGCGCCGTCCCCACCGTCGCCGACACCGGCACGCCCCTCTCCGTCATCATCCAGGCCGAGCGCGACGCCGCTCGCACGTTCGGCCTCGCCGCCGGCCTCCTGATCGGCGGCGCCTCGCAGGCCGAGGGCGCGCTGCGCACGCTCGATACCGGCATCGGCCTGATCGAGCAGGCCGCCCGCGAAGGCGCCAGCCCGGCCTCCGTCACCGCCTACGCGACCCGCCTCGAGCGCGAGGCCGCCCACCTTCTCGCCCGGCTCGTCGCGGCCCGGGTGAACGCCGCCACCCCCGAACACCGAGATGCGGCCTAGCCGCGAACCCGAGGGCGCGTCCCTCATCTTGAAAGGCACCACCATGATCGAACTGTCGGAACTCTTGAGCGCCGCTGCGCGCCAGCGCGAAGCGCGTCCGGAGCCGCGCAAGAGCCCCCCGGACGTGCTGTGCACGACGCTGCGCGAAACGGCCGCTCGGTACACCGGTCCGTGCCCCTTCAAGCCCGGAGATCTCGTCACGCCGCGCGCTTCCTCGCCCTACACCGGCGCCGGCTCGCCGCACATCGTGCTTGAAGTGGCCGAGACCCCAATACGGAACACGCAGGGCCAGAAGGGGGACCTCGTCAGCCACCTTTTCGGGTCCCGGCTCGACGTGCGTGTCGCCTGCGAGGAGCAGGGCGCCATCGTCGCCTTCTGGCAGGAGAGCTGGAGCCTCGAACCCTACACCGGCCCCGGCTCCGAGCCGGAGCAGAAGGCCGCCTGACCCGTCCGCCGGGTCGGTCTCCGGCCCGGCGCCCGCCCTCCTGTCGCGGCGCCTCCCATGCTCGCCAACCTCCCCTGGATCCTGACGCTCGCCGGTATCGCCGGCCTCACCGCCTACGCGGCTTTCCGAGCCTACGACAACGCTTGCGCCCAGCAGGCGGCCGACGACGGGGAGGGGCGCGCCGATGGGTAGCTCGCTCCGCAGGCGGCGCTACAGCGCTGACCATGACGACCACTGCCTGATCACGGCACATGGCCTGAACTGGCGGATCACCGGCATGATTCGCGGGAGCGTGCTTGCGCTCAGCGAGCTTGATCGGCCCGAGAACGGCGCCCTTCTCGATATCTCGGCGGTCAATTTCGAGACCTATTGCGCCGAGGCCGCCGCATGGCTCGCGCCCGACCTCCTGATCAGCAACGCGGGAGGCGACCGTGTCTGACCGCACCCCCGACCAGCAGCAGCTCGCCGACGTCTTCCTCGCGCTCGGCGTCCGGCTCCCGCTGCGCGCCTGCGGTCTCCTCGGTCGCGAGATCCGCGACGCGGACAATCACATCCTCCTCGTGGTCCCGTCGAGCGGTAGCCAGTCCACCGACCGGGCTCGCGCGCTGGCCTTCGCCGCCGCGGTGAACGCGGCCACCGGCACGCCCGACCACGAGGCCGGGCCCTTCCCGGTCCTGCGGCCGATGACGCCCGGCACGATCCGGGACGCCGAGAACCCCTTCGACCCCGAGCACCTGATCGCCGTGGCGCGCGCCGCCCGGCTCAACCCTCGCGCCGACGCAGCGGAGTGACCCCCATGGAGATGATCGACAAGGCCGGCACCGCCCAGGCCGACCCCTTCGCGTGGTACCGCGCGAACCTCGCCGGGCAGATTGACCGCCTCGACCTCGGGCACGCCCCGTGCGGGTTCTTCCGCCTGCGTCGCCGCGATGGGACGCTGGAGCCGGTCGCGGTCTGGCAGGAGGCCGACGGCGTCCGCTGGGCGAAGGTCGGACGCGCCGATCCCGTCTCCCTCGCCGAGGGTGAACAGGAGTTCTGCGAGCGCGTCATCACCTTCTGCTGGCGCGCCCCGATCACGGAGGAGGTCTACTTCGCTGTCGTCGAAGAGGGCGCCGCGTGGCCTGACCTGCCGCCCGAGCGCGTCACCGATTACGCGAACATGCCGAGCGACCCGCTGGAGGCCCTGCGGATCGAGCTCGAAGGCGAGCGGATCGAGGCCGAGGCGTGGCTCGCCACGCCGATCACGGATCAGGCCGGTGCCGACCGGGCCGCGAATTGGGCGCTGCGCTTCGCCGAGATGGAGAAGCGCGCCCAGGAGGGCCGGCGCACCGAGAAGGTGCCGCACGAGAAGGCGGCGAAGGACGTCGATGCCCGCTGGCGCCCGGTGCAGGACACCGCCGCCACCCTCAAAGCCCGGCTGAAGGACGCGCAGACGCCCTTCCTCGTCGAGAAGCGCCGCCGCGAAGCCGAGGAGCGCGCTGCCGCAGCCCAGGCGGGCGAGGCGATCCGGCCCGCCGCCAACGCCGCCGCCGGCACTGCCGGCCGCAAGACGAGCCTTCGCAGCGTCCGCACCGCGCTCATTGAGGACTTCGACGCCGCCCTGATGGCGCTGAAGGACAACCCCGAGATCCGCGACCTCGTCCAGCGCCTCGCCAACCGCGTCGCCGCCTCCGGCGCGGCGCTGCCCGGCACCCGCATCGTCACCACCGACAAGGCCGCCTGAGGAGAGACCCCGTGAACGCACGCACCCAGCTTCCCGCCGTCGCCGACCACCGCCCGCCGCAGATCCTGGCCCCGGTCGGCATCTTCGCCAGCCCCGACAAGTTCGAGCACGCCCAGCGCGTCGCCCGCGTGTTCTCGGAGTCGGCTCTGGTGCCGCCCCACTTCCAGGGCAAGCTCCCCAACTGCCTGATCGCGCTGAACATCGCCGACCGGATGGGCGAAGACCCGCTCACGGTGATGCAGAACCTCGCCGTCGTGTCCGGCAAGCCGTGCTGGCAGACGCAGTACATGATCGCCCGGGCCAACAAGTCGGGCGTGTTCTCCAGCCGGATCACGTGGAAGTCGGCAGGGCAGGGCGCCGACCTCGCCGTCACCGCCTCCGCCGCGCTCGCGGACAGCGGCGAGGTCGTCTCCGTTGCCGTCTCGATGGCGATGGCGAAGGCCGACGGTTGGACCAAGAACGCCAAGTACACGACCATGCCGGAGCACATGCTCCGGTGGCGGTCGGCGGCGATGCTGATCCGCCTCTACGCGCCGGAGGTCATGCTCGGCATCCAGTCCGCCGAGGAGATCGAGGACGCGACCCAGAGCGCGCCCCGCGACGTCACCCCGCCGCGTCAGGTCGAAAGCAGCGCCCAGCCCGCCGGTCCCCGCCCGAGCGGCCCGCCGCGCCTCGCCGCCGCGAAGCCGGCGCCGGCGGCTGAGCAGCCCCCACCTGCGGAGAAGGGAGAGACCAGCCCGGCACCGGATGACGACACCGAATCCGTCGTTGCTCAGTTCGAGAGCGACGTGCAGCTCGCCCGCAGCGAGGAGGACATCGCCGACTGCGAGGCGGCGGTGACGCCCTACGCCGAGGCCGACCGTCTGTCTCGCGAGCAGCGCAACCGGGTCGAGAACGCGGCCGAGGCGGCGCGCGAGCGCATCAAGGCGAACGCCGCGACCGAGCAGGACCAGGAGCCCGACGAAGAGGCGGACGTCGATCCGAACGACCCCGATTTCAAGAAGGGCGTCGAGGCGGCGAAGACCGGTCAGAAGCGGTGCGTGATCACCGCCATCCGCGAGGACGAGGCCCGCTTCGCCAAGTGGAAGGCCGGGTTCGACTCCGTCGAGGCGGAGGGCTGATCCGTGGCCGAGCCTCGCACCGTCACCCTGACGCTGAGCGTCGAGGACGCTCGGCTCCTCTCCTCCGGCATGGCGGACCTGCTGTGCTGGTGCCGCGGCTTCATCGCCGGCCGGGCGGACGACCACGACAGCCATCCGATGGGCGTCGAGGAAACCCGCTCGCTTCGGTTGAAGCTCCTCGCCGCCATCGAGAACGCGGCCGGGAAGGGCGCCTGAGATGGCTCGCGCTCGCATCGACGCTGACGTGGTGCTGGCTCTTATCGTCATGGGAGCCTCGCACCGATCCGTGGCCCGGAAGCTCAACATCAGCTCCACATCTGTGGACCGGATCGTGAAGCAGCGCCTGGACGATCTGCCCCGCCTCCCGCGGAAGCCCCAAGCGCCGCGGCGGAAGCCGACCATAGAACCGGACAGACCACGCTTCGTCCGCGTGCCGGCCGAGTACCGCGCTGCCGGGCTCACCGAGGACTACCGCGACCTCGTGCGCGACTTCGGCGACGCCGAGGGAGAGCGCCGTTGCCGTCGGCTGCTGCTGGACCTTCGTCGCCAGGAGGCGCTCGACGCCTGTCTCGGGAGGGCAGCATGAGCGCCCTCGGCATCTACTGCGCCGATTGCGGCACCGAGTGCGAGCGGATCACCGGTCGCGAGGCCGGCGCCCGCGAGCCGGACCTGCTCGACGCCCAGGTCTGGGCCTGCACGGTCTGCCCCGAAGCGTGGGCCCCGTGCGCGGCCGACGGGTCGGCGATCGGGCTCCCGGCCGGTGCCGAGACCCGCAACGCCCGCGCCATGCTGCGCGAGCGCCAGGTCGAGCGCCTGATTGGCGAGGCCCTGCGCCATTGCCCGAACGGCCGGAAGATCGCCGAGGAGCGCGTCGCGTCCTTCCTCGCGCACGAACTGCGGCTGCCGGCCGACGAGGCCGCGATCGACCGCCTCAACCTCGAATGGTGCCGCCACGCGTGGCGGGCGCTCCAGGGCGCCTCCTACGCCGACGTCACGAAGCACGCTCAGACCTATCGCCCGAGGAAAGCCGCCTGATGGGTTCGCTGATCATCGACAGCTTCTCTGGCGATCTGAGGCCTCGCCGGAAGCGCAAGATGCTGGTGGCCGACCTGCTCTGCGGCGCTGGCGGCTCCTCGACGGGCTGCCAGCGCGCAATGGCCGAACTCGGCCTGGAGATGGAACTCGTCTGCGTGAACCACTGGCCGGTGGCGATCGCGACGCACGAGCGGAATCACCCGGCCGCTCGGCACTACGTGCAGGACATCGCGACTGTGCGGCCGCACCTCCTGGTGCCGGAAGGCTACCTCGACCTGCTGATGGCGTCGCCGACCTGCACGCACCATTCGGTCGCGCGCGGCGGCAAGCCGACCTCGGATCAGCAGCGCTCCGACCCCTGGCACATCATCACGTGGCTGACCGAGCTTCGGGTTAAGCGCGTCATCATCGAGAACGTCTGGGAGTTCATCGGCTGGGGGCCGGTAGACCACCGCACGGGTAAGCCGGTCGCCTCACGCAAGGGCGAGTATTTCCGCGCCTGGATCGACACCATCAAGCGCCTTGGCTTCGCGCCCGAGTGGCGGAGGCTGAACGCGGCCGACTATGGGGAAGCCACGACCCGCTCGCGGTTCATCCTGATGGCGCGGTCCGACCGGAAGCGTCTCGTCTGGCCGGTCGCGACGCACCGCCGCCGCGATGCCGCCGCGGACCTGTTCTCGGGCGCGAAGCCCTGGCGACCTGCCCGCGAGATCATCGACTGGTCGCTTGAGGGGCGGTCCATCTTCGACCGGAAGAAGCCGCTCGCACCAAAGACGCTCGCGCGCATCCACGCCGGCGCCGTCAAATTCGGTTGGCCCGAGCCGTTCCTCGTCGTCCTGCGCAACCACATGGCCGCGCAAGGCATGGACGTGCCACTGCCGGCGATCACAGCGGGCGGCCAGCACATTGGCCTCGCGCAGCCGGTTCTCATCAAGCAGAACTTTCGGCGCGACGTGCAGGGTGTCGACCAGCCCACTCCCACGGTCATGACGCAGGCGCGGCTCGGCCTCGCCGAGCCTGTCATCGTCAACATGAAGGGGCGCTCGACCGCGTCGGGATCGGACGAGCCGCTTCCGACCCAGACCGCGCACGCGCCGCACCTCTTCACGGCCGAGCCGATCATCCTCTCGCAGCACAACAGCGGGGCGCCGCGGCCCGCCGCCGATCCGCTTCCGACCGTCACGACGGGAGGCGCCGCGTCCGATCGGCCCGGTTGCGCCCGGCCGATGCTGATCGAGCCGTTCGTGCTGTCGGCCGCCCACGGCGTAGATGCAGACGAGGCCGATCCGCACCGTCGGCGCACGAAGAGCGTCGAGGAGCCGCTCGGCACCGTCCATGCCGGCGGCGGTAACTTCGGGATCGTCGAGCCCTTCGTCTTCTCCCGCCATGCCGAGGGCGCGCCGCGGTCGATCGACGAGCCCACGCCGACGCAGGTCGCGAAGCACTCTCACGTCCTGATCTCGCCCTATTACGGGTCCGGCAGCGGTGAGACCTGCACCGAGGCAGACGCCCCGCTTCCGACCGTCACGTCGAAGGGCCGGTTCGGCATGGTCGTGCCGGTCACGCAGTCGAACGGCGGTGCCGCTGCGCGCGACGTGGCCGACCCGGTGCCGACGATGACGACGGCCAAGGGCGGGGAGTTCGCCGTGGTGATGCCGCTGACGCATCACGACGGTAGCGACCGTGCCCGCGACGCCGCGGTTGACCCAATCCCGACTGTCACCACCGCGAACCGCGGCGAACTGGCCGTCGTCACCGGTCTGGGCGGAGGCGAGCGCTACGACATCCTGTTCCGGATGCTGGAGCCGCACGAACTCGCTGCGGCCATGGGCTTCAACACCGACGATGCCCGGTACGAGTTCACGGGCAACAAGACGCAGCAGATCAAGCAGATCGGCAACGCCGTCTCGGTCGCGAAGATGAAGGCCTGCGTCGCCGCCATCATGGCCGACGCCGCTGCTGATCGCGCAATCCCCTCCCCAACCCTCGCCGCCGCGGAGTGACGCCCATGGACCGTCCGATCATCTTCAGCGCGCCCATGATCCGAGCCATTCGGCGGGAGATCGCGGCGCCCGGCACCGGCAAGACGCAGACCCGGCGCATCCTGACCAAGCTGACGGGTTTCGGGGCCGTGGCCGAGTTCGGGCCGAGCGACACGCGCGGCTACGACTGGCACTTCCGCGACCGCCGCAAGCTCTGGAACGACCTTCGCGACGCCGAGATGCGGAAGTGCCTGCCCTACGCGGTCGGCGACCGGCTGTGGGTCCGCGAGAACTGCCAAGCGGTCGAGCAGCCCAGTGGCGACGACGGCGTGCAGTTCCCGGCTGACGAGGCATGGGAGCCGATCCAGGCCGGCAGCCGAGGAGCCGCCGACGACTGGCTGATGCTCTTCCACTACGGCAATCGGCGCGGCGCCGTGGTGCCCTCCATCCACATGCCGCGGTGGGCCTCGCGCCTGACGCTGCTCGTGACCGACGTTCGGGTCGAGCGGCTGGCGGAGATCTCCGAGGCGGATGCGGTCGCAGAGGGGCTGATCAAGCTGCCCGCATCGGGCCGCTACGTCGTCGAGAAGGGCGAGCAGTACTTCGGCCTCGCGCAACACACGGCCCGCGCTCGCTTCTCCAACCTCTGGGACAGCCTGCACGGCGAGGGCGCCTTCGCCACCTCCCCGTGGGTCGTGGCGGTCAGCTTCCAGCCCTTTGAGACCAACATCGACCGCATGCCCGAGCGGCAGGCGGCGCCCGTCCCCGCCGCAGCCGAGTGACCGCCATGGCCGAGCACAGCACCATCACGCATGAGACCGTCGTCGCCGGCCGCCTGCGCGACGCCGGACACCTGAACTACGGCCGGCGCGGCGGCGGCACGATCTGGCAGCACACCACGATCCCGCGCCTCTCCGCGATCGATCGCCCGACGCTGAACGACGAGGAGACCAAGCGCCTCGGCGTGTCGCGGCTCCGGGAGTGGAGCGTGGACGGCGGGAAGGCCGGCAGCCTCAAGGACGCGATCGCGGCGCTGAACGTGCCGCCCGTCTTCACCGACGAGGAGCGCGAGGTTCTGGAGCGCGTGCCGGCCGAGTGGGTCGAGCTTCACGGCTTCCGGACCGGCCTCGCCGAGGAGCTTGGTCGGCAGGTCGGCCTCACGATCATGACGCTCCGGCAGAAGGGCGCCATCGAGAACGAGATGCGCCCCGGCCCGGACCGTCGGCAGCCCTGGATCCGGCGCGCGTCCGTCGCGGCCCCGCAGCAGGAGGAAAGCGCCCGTGGCTGAGCACAGCACCATCGAATGGACCGACGCGACGTGGAACCCGATCACCGGGTGCTCCGTCGTCTCGCCCGGCTGCACCAACTGCTACGCGATGGGCCTCGCCGGCACTCGCCTGCAGCATCACCCGTCGCGCGCAGGGCTGACGCGGCCGAGCAAGGCCGGACCGGTCTGGAACGGCGTGGTGCGCTTCAACGAGGAGTGGCTGACGCAGCCGCTCCAGTGGAAGCGGCCGCGCATGATCTTCGTCTGCGCGCATGGCGATCTCTTCCACGAGAGCGTGCCCGACGCGTGGATCGACCGGGTGTTCGCCGTCATGGCGCTGGCGCCGCAGCACACGTTCCAGGTGCTGACGAAGCGGTCGGCGCGGATGCGTGCTTACTGCAATGATCCGGGTACACCTCATCGCGTCGCGAAGGCGATGGACGCGCTGACGCTGGCGGTCACGCCGGTCGCAGAGGAGCGTGTTGCCGCGATTAATGGGTTCCCGGGCTACTTCGTGACCGACCGCGGGCGGATCTTGAGCGATCGGGGGAGCGCCCAGTGCGTCCACTGCGGACAGCCGGTCGAACGCACGGCCCGGGCGCGGTATTGCAGCAAGCGCTGCAGGCAGAACGGGCAGTACCGGCTCCGCACCGGCAAGCCGATGCTCTTCCCAGCGAGCCTTGCGGAGATGTCGCCCGACGTTGGCGAGGACGGCCACCGGCGCGTGATGCTCTACCGTGACGGCCAGACCGTCCGCGAGCTCGTGCATCGGCTCGTTCTAGCGGCATTCGATCGGCCTGCCGTGGATGGCGAGCAGGGACGGCACCGCGACGGCGACCCATCGAACAACGCGCTCGGCAACCTGTCGTGGGGCGACCAGTCAGCGAACTGGGACGACCGCCGACGCCACGGCGCCTTCCGCTCCTACGCGAAGCTCACCCACGAGCAGGCCGCTGAGATCAAGCGACGGTTCGAGGCTGGCGAGACCGGCGCGGCCCTTGGGCGTGAGTTCGGAATCTCGGACACTCAAGCGCGGAACATCGGCGACGGGCAACAGTGGGCTGTAGCCGCGCCAATCCAATGGCCGCTGCTGAACTGCTGGAAAGGCGTCTCGGCCGAGGATCAGCGCCGCGCCGACGAGCGCGTGCCGGACCTGCTCGCGACGCCCGCGGCCGTCCGCTTCGTCAGCGCCGAGCCGCTGCTCGGGCCGATCGACTTCAGGCGGATCGAGGCGCGATCCACCGGCACGTTGATCAACGGCGATTTCGCCCACCCGAAGCGGATCGACGCGCTCACCGGCTGGGCTGGGCATTACCCGAGCCCGACCGTGTTCCATCCTCGGAGCCACCGCCTCGCGGCCCTCTCCTGGATCATCGTCGGCGGAGAGAGCGGCCCGAACGCCCGCCCGATGCACCCGGCATGGGCGCGCAGCATCCGCGATCAGTGCACGGCGGCCGGCGTAGCGTACCTGTTCAAGCAGCATGGCGCTTGGGCGGACGTGGGCCCGCATCCTCGCGGCGAGTGGGTCGCCAGTGATCCACGATCCGAGGATCCGATCCACGATATCGCGCCGGTCTTCATGGCGCCGGTCGGCAAGAAGGCCGCCGGCCGCCTTCTCGACGGCGTCGAGCACAACGGCATGCCCGAGGTGCGGCCGTGAGCGCGATCCTCTCCGACTGCGGTCTCTACCGCTACCGCCTCGAGCGGGATCTCGGCGGCATGCTCGCCGGGCCAACTGTCGCCTGGATCATGGTGAACCCGTCCACCGCGGACGCGGTCGAGGACGACCACACGATCCGCAAGGTGATCGGCTTTTCGGAGCGCCTCGGCGCCGGCCGGATCGTGGTCGGCAACCTGTTCGCCTTCCGAGCGAAGGACATCAAGGCGTTGCGCACGGCCGCCGATCCGGTCGGCCCGGAGGCTGATGACCACCTCCGCAAGATCCTCTTCGGCGCCGATCGCATCATCGTCGCGTGGGGGCCGCTCGCCAAGTTGCCCGGCCCGCTCCGCACGCGTTGGCAGCGGTTCGTCGAGATCGCCAGCGAGAACGTCCGACCCCTCCGGTGCCTCGGCACCGCGATGGACGGCCACCCGCTGCACCCGCTGACGCTCGGGTACGCCCGGCCCCTTGTGCCCTGGTCGCCGCCCGAAGCCGTCCCCGCATCCTCCACCGTAGCCGCGGAGTCCTGAGATGAATGACACGACACATGCCGCGCGCGAGGCGGAGCGGGCAGCGAAGGCGAAAGCTCTCATCCCGCCGGCCGGCAGCGAGGAGCGCGATTTCTGGCTCGAAGCCGCCGTTCAGCACGGGTTCGAGGAGACCGCCGGCGTCGAGCACCTGCCCGAGTACGACCCGCCGGCCTATTTCGCGACCGCGGACGAGGTGCTCGCCCTCATGGCCTCGGCACGCCAGCAGGGCAGGGACGATGTCACCACGCCCGCCCAGATCGCCGCCCATCCGGCTGGGCAGAGCGAGGACGACACCGAGCGCTGCGAGATCTGCGACGAGCCGCTGATTGCCGGCCAGCGCGTGATGCAGGACGTCGAACTCGGCACCGTGCACGCCAACTGCTGCGGTCCGGAGCGGGAAGCCTACGTCAAGGACGTGGACACGGATGAACCGCTAGGGCCGCACGATCCGATCCCGCAGGGCTACGTCTACGAACCCGAGCAAGGGATGAAGGAGCGCGGCCGATGAGCGCCACCATCGATCAGATCGTCTCTCAGATGAGGAAGACCATGTTCGTCGTGTTCGACTTGGACGGCACCCTGGCGCTCACCGATCACCGGACGCACTTCCTGAAGCGCCCGTCGAAGGAAAAGGACTGGCGCGGGTTCTACGCGGCCTGCGACCGGGACCAGCCCTGCCATCCGATCATCCGCACGCTGATGGCGCTCCACAGCACCGGCGCCGAGGTGGAGATCTGGTCCGGCCGGTCCGACGAGGTGAAGGACAAGACGACGGCTTGGCTCGCCGAGCACGGGCTGGGTCATATACCGATCCGGACGCGCCGCGCGGGCGACCACCGGCCCGACACCGTCCTCAAGGCCGAATGGCTCGACGAGGGACGCACGCCCGCGCTCGTGTTCGAGGACCGGGCTTCCATGGTGGCGATGTGGCGATCACGCGGCATCGTCTGCTGCCAAGTCGCGCCGGGGGACTTCTGATGCGTAGCGCCAGCACCGATCGCCGGGCGCCCGAGCCCTCTTCATCGATCAGGAGCAAGGTGATGCCGCAGACCGATCCGGCTCGGCACGTCGTCCGATTCCCCGACGTCGCCCGCGAACTCGGCCTTTCGGCCACCACGTTGCGCAAGCTCTGCAACGGCGGGGAGGGGCCGCCCCTAATCCGTCTCAGCGAGCGGTGCTTCGGGGTCCGCCGGGGCGAGCTTGATGCCTGGATCGAGAGTCGCAAGGTGGGCGGCCCATAGGTCGAGGGCCGCCCGCTTCTCCGGATTGTAGAGGGCGTAATTGTAGACGCCCGCGACGCCCGCTTTCGTGCCCGAGATGTGGTTCAGCACAGCCTCGACGACGTGCGGCAGCACCCCAAGGTTTCCCATGCCGGTGGCGGCGGTCCTGCGCAGGTCGTGCAGCCGCCAGCCGGTCACCCCAGACGCCTTGTCGAGCGCAGCCTTCGCCCGGGTGAAGCCCTGGAAGCCGCCGACCCCGCTCCCGAACACCAGATCCCGACCTTCGATCCGAGGCGCATCCGCCAGGATCGAGAGCGCCGCGTAGGACAGCGGCACGTCGTGCGGGAGGCTGTTCTTCGTCCGCTCCTCCGGCAGGTGCCAGATCCCGGCCGCCGGATCGACCTCCGCCCATGCCATCTCCGCGACCTCGTCCCGCCGCTGCGCGGTGAGCAGGAGCAGGCGGACGATGCGGCCGAAATCGCCCTCCGGTAGCGCCTTCAGGACGGCCTTGATCTCCTCCGGCCGGAGCACGCGCTGCCGGCGCTCTTCCTTGATCGGCTTGCGGGTGCCGACGACCGGGTTCGCCTCGGCCGCACCTTCCGCGATCAGCCACGTGAAGAAGGAGGAGAGCGTGGTGCGCGCCCGGTTCGCGGCGTGCGGTCCCGAGCCCTTCGCGATTTCGCCCAGCCGCTCGGCGACCTGCGCCCGCGTCACGCCGTCAACCGGCGTTTTGTGCAGCGGCGCCCAGGCCTTCTGCAGATAGTAGGTCGATTCCCCGAGCCCCTTCGCGCGGACCCGCGGCGCCAGCGCCTCGAGGTATGCCGGGATCTTCGTGGCCACGGTCACGGCGGCGCGCTTCCGCTCGGCCTCCCGCTCCGCGCTCGGATCCGCGCCGAGCCGCACGCGCGCGAGCCGTTCGGCCGCCGCGCGCCGCGCATCGGTCGCCGACAGCACACCGACCTTGCCGAGGGTTTCCCGCTTCGTCTGCCCGACAGCGTTCCGGTACTGGACGACCCAGACCCGCGAGCCGCCCGCGTTCGCCCGCATCCCGAACCCGGCCAGATCGTCGTCGAAGACGATGACGTAGGCCTTCCCATCCGGCACCTTCAGGGCTGCCGCCGACTGGTTCGTGAGGCGCAT